GCTCAACTCCCGATTCTTCGTCCCCAGAGGGGATCTCCACCGCCTTGTTAAGGTCGGAAAAGAGAACTAGGAAACCTAGGTCTCGGGGCTGTTCCAGCCCCCATCACCGTACAAAGGTCTCGCTTGGATAAGCGAGTTACCGATGTATACCTCTCCTCGGCCCGATAGGCTAACAAGGCCCATCGAGCCCCAGCCGCGATCCCCGCATAACGGGTGGTCGCCGGCTGGGCGACGTGAGTCGTACCAGGAGAGTAGTGCCGGTTCAAGCCACTTCACTTCATGAGTGGGTGACTTTTTCACAAGACACTTCAAATCATAACCCCAGAAGAACCATTGATCCACTCGCCCGACAGGGCGAGCAGACCAAGTCGTCTCCGAAGGGTTATGAAGAACTGTATCGCCGGCTGAGGCCGGACCATACAGACGAAGCGCTTGCGGAATCGATCTCAGGACAAGATTGGCAGTCTTATTCAAACCAATACGGCGCAAACCGTTATGGCAAGAATAGACGTCCATCAAGTCTCTGAACTCGACGAACCGATATGTAGGTACCTCAACGCCAGCAAAGGCGTTCATGCCGCAGGATTCGCGGAAGTAACCAGAGTTAAACGACTTCTCGGTGTTAACCGAGAAACCGTAGAACTCCAGGGCTTCGACGACCTGGGGATAAACGCCGGAACTAACGATGATGTCATCTCCATACACGGCAGCACATATTCCGCCGTTATCTTCGGCGACGATAGAAGCAATCGCCCAGAAGACTAATGTCTCAAGTTCAAAGGTGAAACCATTGCCCATAGCAGAGAACTTCTCTGCGATGCGCCACTCGTTTTCCCAACGAGTGACATGGCAACGGAGATCATCCATGACCTTGAACCAACGTCTAAGGGTGGGATACTCTTCATTGTCGAAGATTAAACGGATCAGCTCGCGGGCGATAGTATCGCTCGCACTGGAGAGGTCGATCGTGGCCCACTCGCCGGTTCGAGAACCGGTGAGAGCGAGCTTCTGATTGACGGACTGATCGTCGAGGTCGATAGAAGCGCGGTTTTTAAGCCGCCTTCTAATCATCGACCCGACGCCCAGTTGAACGTAAGTGTTCACTCCAGGGCCTACCGTTATAAGCCGGTCAGTTTTCGCTGATTTCGGCACGGTGATGCAGACGTCTCCTCGTGGCATAGAGGTCAGCGGCACGAAAACGCCGCTGTCCTCCTCGGCGCTTAACCAACGCCGCCACAAAGGACTAGCCTCAAGGGCCAGTCCGAGGTAGTCTGAAGCTCTCCGAGTAACGGATAACCGTTTCTCGTATTTGAAGTAAGGGGCCGTGAACGGACGCTTATTCAGCGTGTCCGCTCCGGGACCCCACCGGCATCGATCTACGAGTTCGGAGGGGTGGAAGTCTCCCAGTAATCTCGCGATTTTTCGCCGGATCTTTCTGATGAGAGATCCGGGACCCTTGGGGTCTCGCGAATACTGGAGGTCGACCATCCTCCTATTCGTAGAACGACACCGACCTTCAGCGAGAAGGCCCTTTTCAAGAGCCCTTCGCTTGCGGTACTCCGACGTGTAACCGAAAACCATGCACTTCCGAAGAAGTTCATGAGCCTGGAAATCACGTCTGAAATGTTCGTAGTCCACATACTGACAAGGATCGATGTCCAAGTTATAGAAACTATCGAAGTCTCCATAACGAAGACAGAGAGCCAATGCCAGCGAATGAGGAGAGTTTATCTCCTCAAATGCGGACAACGCCATTTCACGCCAAAGTCCTTTCCTCGGCTTATATCGGACCGGATGGTTCGACATAAATCACCACCCTGCGATCAGTTGGAGCTTACGCTCCCTCCAATCGCGCTCAACCAGCAACTCGACCAGCGGAAAGCGAATTCCGTTGGTGAAGAAGCGGGCCTGGGCAAAGGGTGTGAGATAGGGCATGTGAAAGAGGGAGAACACCGGAAACCCGAAAGTTTCCGATGCCTCCTTTTCATACCCACCGGGGACTTGCCGCCATGGGAGAGCCCCTACTTTCTGAGAAACGCCGCGAGGCGCCCAAAGAACGTAGTGAACGCTTCCATCCACTCTCCGCACGCGGAAGCGAGCGAAGAGAGTGGCGGAAACGAAAGGTTCAACATGACCGAATCGACGAAGGAGAACACGGCGGTAGCTATTGGAATAGCGTAAGCCGCGAACTTCCTCGAGATGATTCGGGAGATCATCAGCAGAAGCTGTCGAAAGATAGTAACCACTGATGGTCTGAGTAGCAAGAGTCATACATACCTCAAAAGGTTGGATGAAGAGCCGACAAGAATCGGCCCAAAGGACCGGACCTGACAGGCGTCAGGCCGAAGGCGGGGAGTAGTTCAGGAGAGTGTCCGTGAACACCGCATGCGCCTGAAAGTTGCGCGTGAACGCCACCGCGTCTTTCACCGGGGCAGCAACCGACCGACCGTTGCGGTTGTACTTGAACCACGAAGTGGTCTCGTACGCGAGCGTGGGTTGGGGGTTGATGCCCGAAGCCGTGTTGTTCGAGAGCGTCTCCATCGTGGGAACGATGACACGCCCCGAGACATTGAGCTGACGCGAGTCAGCCTTTTGTCCCGAACGAGCCGGCTGTCGGACGAACTTGACGTCCAGTTCGATGCGATTCGCACCGATCGGGATGCCATCGTTCACACCGAAGTCCTGCCAGACGAAACGTTGAGTTCCGTCCGGAAGGGTGACCTTCGGGCCGACGGTGAAGGTGTGGTTGGCAGGGGTGCTCTGGCCATCGGCCAGAGTGATGTTGGCAAAGCTCGCCATTGAAACTCCGAAAGGAGGGTTAACGGAAGGCGTATCTCATGAGAACCATGAGAGTTGCCCACTGACCAGTTTTGAGATCGAATGGATTACTCACATTTGTCTTGAGCGGTACGCTCGTTGGCAAAGTGTGAGTAAGGGATCTTGTGAAGGTCTCATACTTTAAGAACTGCGGGGTCGTGTATGTACTGTTGTACAACCCGTTCCTGTAGTTCGTGGTAAGATAACTTTCCAAGGTTGTCCGTGTCATCGCGGATGTGAGTCCGCGAACCACTGACCATCGTTCAAATTCGTACAGGCTCTCAAGGACCTGGCCGACATTGACGAACCAATCCACAACGAAGCTCAAAGGAAGAAGGTTCCAGGCGACGGTGGCGGGGTCTGTAAAACCCAGCTCATCGACGACACTGAAATCCCTCCTCCACACCGGTTTCAACTCCAACGTCACGCGTCTCTTATCGAGATTGCGCTCGGTAATCGTCCTCTGGTAAGAGGTCGGGGGCGGAGGCAAAACAGGAGAAGTGAACTTACGTTCCCATTCCGACTTATGTGACCGGGACACTCGACAAAGTGGCCCCGGTTGCAACCGTCGGGAAGCGGCCCAATTGGCCGCATCGTCCACGTCACTAAGTAGTGGTCTCCAGCCAAAGCTGAGTTCCATCCACGCTGACCCTAGATCGTCAGCCAGACCCTTCTTATCGGCGCGTTTCTGTACGCGACGCAAGATAGAGTTCTGATAGCCGTGTGGAGCGGTATACCTACCGGACAGGTGCTTGTAAGCTTCGAAAACTTTCCCCTTACGGAGATTGTTGACGGAGTGTACAAGCCTCTTACCGGCATTTGCGATCATCCGCATTGTCTCACGGCCTTCGCCGAGAGACACTGCTGCCATCCACTCCTGTCTCTCCCTCTGAAGAGACTGGAGTACTTTGGCGTAGAGGATCGCGGGCATATCCGGATCTAGCCGGACATCAGTATTGTTTGTCGAATTTCGATAGAGATTGTCAGTCTCCGCCTCGAAATACGCAAACGCACGGGACACTTTTTGTCCGTTCTCCAGGTAACAAGTAATGTTCCTGTGACCGGATGCCCCGTACTGATTGCCGCCAAAGGCTACTCCCTTACGATACGAAAAATTCGTCCACGCCTTGTGAGGTGGAGAGGTTTTCGTAGAGGACACCACCAATAACTGTTTTTTGTACGCTACACCAGGACGGTTGTAGTTGTACCCAGTAAAGTATGGTGCATCGACGGGAGGGCAGATGTAGGAATAGTTACGCCATGTAACGTTCTTAGTCTGCTCTTGAACGTAGCCTTTGAGAGTCATCGTTAAATCCCCACTGGTTAAGGGGTAACGAAGCCGCGTTCTAGCGGGCTCACAAATTGTGAGAGAAACGGAGGGCACCCCTAAAG